CGCGTGCTCCCGATCAACTACGGCCGTGGGTTCCGCATGGCACAGGAAGACCTCGATGACATCGCGGACTCCGGGCCGTGGGATGGTGTCGCCGCCGCCAAGATGGGCAGCTATCAGGACGTCATGAGACGCTGGAAGCGGTCCGCAACGGTGCGCGTCGAAACGGCGTGCGCCAACAAGATTCTCAACGGTACGACCGCCGGCGCCTACGCTGGCCGCGACGGTCTGGCCTTGCTGACCACGCACACGACGCTGAAGAACCCGCCGCAGTCACAGGGCAACGTCACCACCGGTACGTCCGTATCGCAGCAGGCGATCTACAACGCCATCACCGCTCTCGATACGCAGCTGGACGATCGCGGCGACTTCATCGAAAACACGGGCGGCTACATCCTTCTCTACGCGCCAACCAACTGGGCGCGCGTCGGAGAGGTGCTGAAGACCGATCGTCAGGTCGATACCCACAACTGGAACACCAACCTGCTGAAAGATCAGGACATCACGCCGGTCTCGTGCAAGTACCTCGGCGCGTCGTACACCGGATGGTGGCTGATCGCGAAGAACCGCAACCCGCTGCACTGGCGGTGGCGCCAGAAGCCGAAGTACGACCAGAACGAAGACTTCGATGCGAACGCCGTGAAGTACAAGATGACCATGCGCGGCGTGACGTATCACCGTGACTGGCGCGGCATCGCAGGATACCCGACGACGTAATCTGATCACCGGGGGCGGGCAACCGCCCCCTTTCTTAGCCAATGACTCACCTCCTGCTGAAACGCGCCTCGGAACCTGAACTCTACGACGCTAGAGCCCAGCGCTACCGTATCCTCAAAACGGGGCGCGGTAAGCGTTGTGGTACATGCACGTTTGAGGTGCCGGAAGAGGACATCGTTATCGAGGACGGACAAGAACGCTGCCCGATGTGCAGGGACACGCTGACGGCAGCATGGAAGGCCGCAGAAGAGCAGAGCGTTGCCGCCGTCAAGGCCGCCGCCTATCGTGCGCTCTTCCAGCCGCCCAAGTTCTCTGTTCGGCCGTTACAGGAAACGATCCCCGCTGCCGTGACAGCGATCCGCGATGTAAACGGGCGAGACGTCCATAGTAGCGCGCCACTCTCGTTACGTATCAATGACTTCACGCCGACCGTTCCACAGCCGCCGACGCTTACATTGGTCGGTCAGCGGTTCACGGCCGCCGACACCGTCACCTTACCGGCTGGCTTCGTGAACGTGGATGTGGACATAGTGAGCACCAGAATCAATTTAGTGTTTTACCCTGGCGCGTTCGTCGCTTCTGGCCGTTACGCGATCCTATTCAACGGCCATTCATTTGGCAATATCATCATCGCCGTGCCGTGACGCCAAGGAGTTCCGATGTCTAGACTGTGGAAATTGAATTACGAAGGGGCCGACTTGGATGAGTTCGCCCCGCAAGATGTCGATTCAGTGCAGGGTCGCGCATACATCCATGAAGAGGTGGATGCCGTGCTCGACGCACCCGGAACCAAGATCACCATCGAGCCGGTGCCGTAACCATGGCGGTGCGTGCAAGAGTTGTTGCGGGCGGACGCCAAAACGAGGCGGCAACGTCGTTTGCCCTCGAGAACATCGCGACCTACGAGCAGACGAGGGGCTACCGCGAGCTCGGCATAATGTGGATCATGCCGTCGCGTGGCACGCTGCCGACAAGCGTCATGGTGTCGCTGTTCGCGTTGCAGTGGCCCATGAATCAGTTCCATACGACCCCCCTCATCGCCGAGTCGATGGAGGTCGGAGCGGCCTATGCGGCCCTTGTTCAGATGGCGCTTGATCGCAAACAGCTCGTCTCCATATTCGGCAAGGAACACGGCGAGGCCGCATACAAAGCGCCGTTTATCCTCACCACGGAAGAGGACAATCTTCCGCCGTGGGATGCGGTGCTTCGGTTGTGCTCCGATATCTACAAGTGTCCGGACTGCGGCGCCGAAGTGGGGACCACTGAAGAGGCGTTAGCTCGATGGGAGTGCGCGAAGGGGCATCGAGGCTTTGACGCCGTGTCTGGGCTTTACTTCGTGAAGACTGATCCTCCGATTCCACAAGCGTGGGGACGGCCGAAGAAGGGTAAGGACTTCGACTTCAAGCCGGTGTCCGTGGCGCAGGCTATCAAGCGAGAGAAGGTCATCGAAGTCAACGGCATCGGAATGGGCTGCGCCTTGTGGCGCAAGGATCTATTTCGGCGCGTCTCGAACACTCCAGAGAATCCATGGTTTGAAACCCCCGTAGGCGGGACACAGGATCTGCGCTTCTGCAAACGCGCCAAGCTGGAAACGAAGGCTCGCTTTGGCGTCGATTGCGGACTCCACGTCGGGCATATCAATACTTCCACCAGTCAGGTATTCTAGGGAGGACTAGCGAGCCATGGGTACAGCCTTTAATCTCAACCTCTCCGCTGACTGGGGAATGTTCGTAAACTCGGGGCTCGGTTCGTCTGACCTTCTCCAGAATCTCCGCGCCGACAAGGACTACTTCCGCTATCTGCCGACGACGGTCAAACGACTGACTGGCTCGCCAGCGGGTGGCGTCGTCCTCCCCACGGAGGCGCGTCACGCCATCCTGATTGTCGCGAATTTCCCGGTTCGGATGAGGATCGGCGTCACCGACGCCACGGCCGCAGAAGGGTTTCTTGTGCCAGCTGGCTTCTATCTTTTCGAGGATCAACGTGCCTTCCTAGAAAGCGTTAGCTTCATCGACACTACTGCGGGGGCCTCCGAAGTATCTGGAATGTACGGATGGTGATCTGATGCCAGGAATTAGTGGACAACCAACACCAACTGGGAGCGGCGGCGGCATCACCGCCCTGACTGGCGACGTCACCGCGTCAGGCTCAGGATCGCAAGCTGCAACAATCCCGACGTCTGTCATTTCGACGTTCATGCGAACGGTCGCCGACGATGCCGACGCCGCTACCGCCAGAACGACGCTCGGTGCCATCGGCGGATCAGTTGGCGCGACCTCGACGGCGATTCCGGTGGCGAGCGGCACAGGTGGTGCAACCCTCGCGGCTTCAACGGTCCTCATTTTCAACAATAACCAGATGAGCGGCCAGTTGCTACGCCCGCGTACGACGGGGACAACGCTGGCAACGACGGACTCCGGGCGTCTAATGACGATCCCGAGTGGCGGCGGAGCGGACGCCTATACCCTGCCGGCCTCGCCAACAGCCGGAACCGTTTTCGAGTTTGCCGTCATCGGGTCAGACCAACTCACAATTCAAGCGCAGGGCTCTCAGGTCATCTACATCGGAGGCTCAGCGTCAACCGCTGGCGGCTCGGCAGCTAGCTCGACGCAGGGAAGTTATCTGCGCATCGTGTATGTCGCAACAAATCAATGGCACTGCCTCGCGGCAGGCACTTGGACGCTCGCATGATTGTAAGCTGCGAAGATCAGACGTTCCTGGGAAAGTTCTCATCTGTGGACATGAACGCAACCGGCGATCAACCGATCATCCTCCGAACCGGAACGGCCGGATATCTGATTGAGAAGATCATCGTAACCAACGCCAGCGCGTCACTCTCGCTCGCTGCTGGCGGCGTTTATACGGCGGCATCGAAGGGCGGCACGGCCATCGTGGCGGCCGGCCAGTTGTACTCCGCTCTCACCGGAAGCACGAAGCTTCTATCATTGACGCTCGCGGCGTTGACGGACGTACTGACGACTTCGCCAATCTATCTATCGCTGACGGTCGCGCAGGGCACCGCAGCAACTGCCGACATCTACATGTTCGGCCGCATCTTAAACTAAGGGGACTTACCGCATGTGGACCAACGAAACTCCGACGATCTCCACCTATGGCGATGCCGCATTTACCGCCGACGTAGACCGCTACGCCTATAAGGTGCTCGACACCGATACGCTACTGCTCAGCGTCAATCTCTCTAACGGTGCGGTAGCGGCCGGGACCAACACCGCGCAGATCACGCGCTTTTCGATCTCCATGCCCAACGGGTATGTCGCGGCATCCGCCCAGCGGTTCGGGGTGATGCTGGCGCTCGGCAACGGACAGGCGTTTGGCGGTGAGGCGTACTTCCCTTGCGACCACGACACCGGGGAAATCATCGGAGACGTGCTCGTCATCAGCTATGGCGGCGGTATGTATACCGACAACATCGGCGGGGCGGCCATCGGCAACAACCTGCACGTCAACTTCAACGCCGCGATCGAAGTGACTGCCGCGTGAACCGAAAGATGTGGAGCTGAGCGAGCCTAACAAATGGCATGGACCGAGGTTGACTCCGCCGCCACGTCCCCGGTAGAAACGGGGCTGACCGCCACCGTCATGACGGCGGACGTCATCCGTAACTGCAACAACCTCCCGCCCCAGCACCCGCACTACTCCTCGATCCTGAAGTACATCAACGAGGCCAAGGACGAGTTCATGACCCTGATGGTGACGAGCCATCGGGGCCTGCTCTCGCTCATGCCACGTCTTCAGAACTGGCGCTGGTATGACGTCACGGTTGACGGTCAGGGCTACTTGGTTCTCCCGCGCATGATGCTCACCCTCGAATCGGTGAGCTATACCAAGCTCACGACAGCCTACGTGCCGGGCAGCACGACGGAATACCCGACAACTCTCGTCTCTGATCCGGCGCTCTTTGGACAATTCCCCAAGCCGGTTACCGGCTGGCCCGTTCAATACCGGCGCAACGGCTCACGCATTGACCTCTGGCCGACGCCGGACGCATCACCGGTCAACTACCTGACGCAGGTTGTGCTTCGTGGCACACGTCGGGAGGACGACATCGCCACGATCGCGACCTACAAGATGGATGAGAAGCTGCATCCGATGGTCGTCGAGCTCGCAACGGCGATCGCCATGGAAAAGATGGGGTGGGACGAGGCGCCAGCACGCCGCGCGAGCATTGAAAAGCGGCTGTCTCGATACATGAACGTCTCGGCCGCCGAGAATCAACGCGCTTCGATGCCCACAGCGATTGCAGGGTTACCGCGATGAGCAAGCCAGAAGCGATCATCGGCGCGCCATCGGTCGATCAGATCAACGCCGCGATCGAAGGCAACATGAAGCGGCTCATCGTATGGAGCGACGTCGAGACGGTCACCGTGGACGTGACGATGATCGCCAACGATGCGCCCGTGATCGTCGCGCACAATCTCGGTGACGTCCCGACCGACATAAGCGTTACGCCGTGGCAGTTCGCCACGTGGTGCGTCACGGTGGCGGATCGCAGGCACTGGAACAGGCACACGATCCTTTTCCATGCATCGGCCGAGGGCCGCTACGACGTCAGGGCGGGACTACGATGACGCAGACCGGGCCACGCACGGCAGTAACGCCGATGCTCTTCAGTAAAGGCATGTGGAGTTCTGGCGATCCATCAGAGATGCCGGATGGGTACTGCCGCTCACTGCGGAATTACATGCTCCGCCCGCTTCGCGCAGATGGCCGTCCGCCGTTCGTCTACGACGGGCTTATGGCGACGGCTAACTTCCTGCGCTGGGAAGACAACACGAATCAGGTGACGCGGACGCTGGCGATCGATGCCTCACAG